GGTCGGTAGGATTCGAACCTACAAAGCGATGTCTAAGACGTTGCCCTTGCCCAAATGCGTTTCACAACGGACCGGAGGTATGCCATTCCACTCACGACCACTCATACAGTATATAACCGCAAACGCAAAAGGTCAAGTGTTTTGTAGTTAAATACTGTCAGATTATGACACAAGACTTCACAAAGATACCATTCAATAACATAATAAGATTTGGTCAACGCACTATGTTGCATCGCCCATTATTTTCCACCAGTTGGATCCTAGGTCGCTTCTGCAATTATAATTGTAGTTACTGCTGGCCCTATGCCCGTAGTGACAAAATGGATTATCAACCATTTGAGATTTACACCAACGCCATAGACGAAATCAAAAAACAAGCTCGCCAAAATGGCTTCAATGAATTTCATTGGAGTTTCAGTGGTGGTGAACCCACTGCTTACAAACAATTACCGGATTTGGTCAAACACCTAGACGAAACAGAAAGCACATACCAAAGCATACATATGACCACCAATTTATCACCAGGATCGAAATGGTGGAATACCTGGTGTGCCAACACAGCATTGTTACAACGCAGAAGTATCACAGCCAGCTTTCACGATGAGTTCGCCAAGGAGCAGGAGTTTGGTGACAAATGTCTACAGTTACAGTATGAATTAGTACACGTAACTGTTAATCAAGTTATGGTGCCTGATAAGTTTTATGAGCTTTATGAACGCATGGCTCGACTGCATGCTCGAGGAATCAATGTCACTCTCAAACCACAAAGTGATCCCACTGCAAGTCGAGTGGTAGATGGGTATACTGAGGAAATGGTTAGACTATTACAAACTGGGTTCCCTCAAAAATCACAAGGTGAAGAAGTGTATCAAATCGCCTTGTACGATCAAACTGGAGAAGAGTATCTGTTCGATCAAGCAGAACGGTTCAATGCCTTTGGGTTCAATAAATTCCAAGGTTGGACTTGTAATAGTGGATATCAAAGTGTTATAATAAGAGGTAATGAGGTTAAGAGAAGTTATAGTTGTCACGATGCACCATTGGGAACTCTAGAAAAATTTGAGTTATTCAAGACTCCTCAACGCTGCATTACTCCCAGCTGTGTGAGTTCGGCAGATAGCAAGATACCAAAATGTATAAATTAGAAGATATTAGAGACATACACTTAGAATTAACCAGCAAATGTCAAGCACGTTGCCCTATGTGCCCGCGACGAATCAATGGCGGGGTATTAAACCCATTGATGCATCTGAATGAAATAACGCTAGAACAATTTAAAGAGTGGTTTCCAGTTGAAGTTATTCAACAACTTGATAGTCTGTTCATGTGTGGCAACTTGGGCGATCCTATCATAGCACAAGATTGTTTAGAAATATTTGAACACTTACGAGAAATTAATCCTAGCATACGACTGAGTATGCACACAAATGGCAGTGCTAGAAATGTTCATTGGTGGAAAGACCTAGCCAAACATAAAGTTAAAGTTACATTTGGCATAGACGGGTTAGAAGATACTCATAAATTATATCGTGTGGATACGGACTGGCACAAGATTATAAAAAATGCATGGGAATTTATTGAAGCAGGCGGTGAAGCTGAATGGCATATGCTAGTATTCAAACACAACGAACACCAAATAGAAGAATGTCAAAAAATAAGCAACGACATGAAATTCAAAAAGTTTACAACTAAACACACCAGCAGATTCAAAGATGGTAAATTTAATGTATTAGATGAATCCGGCAAAACTGTTAACATTTTATATCCTACAGAAGTTAGTAAAACGCTAACTGCAAATGTGATATCAATTGCTCCTTCAGTAATACACTGCAAGGCTCAAAAATATAAACAGATATACGTTGCAGCAGATGGCACAGTTAGTCCTTGCTGTTGGTTAGACTTTTCATGGCAATTAACTAATCAGGATAACAGAATTAACTACATGGATTCGGTAGGCGTATTTCCCAACTTGAATAAAAATACCATAAAAGAAATATTTGAGTCTGGGTACTTTAAACAAATAGAGGATGCATGGGCAGTAGATCCGTTAATTGAATGTAGTAAACAATGTGGTAAGTTTGATAAGTTAGGAGCTCAGTTTGTTTCATATTGATATAGAACACTTACATTACTGGATGCAAGCCATTCGACAAAGTCCAGATCCTATGCGTACCATGGATGCCTTCTGGTCAGGTCAACTTACTAGCAAAGAATGGTTGATAACTAATCTACGCAAGAATGTAAAAAAAGTTGTTAGTATAGATATTCATGGCGGTTGGGTCGGAGTGTTAGCCAGTATGTTATTTCAAAGTGACATATATGTCACGAAGATTCGAAGTGTTGATATTGATCCTGCTTGCGAATCGATTGCTAACATGATGAATAAGAAAGAAGAAATGGCCGGCATATTCAGAGCAGTCACTTCAGACATGTGTGAAATACGCAGTGACGCTGACGTTATCATCAATACCAGCTGTGAACATATCACGCAGGATCAATTTGATTTGTGGAAAAGCGGCATGCCACATAACAGTTTGTTAGTGTTGCAGAGTAACAACTACGATATTCCAGAACATGTTCGAACAGCAACAGACTTAGAGGAATTTAAACAACAATGTAATGTAGAGGTGATATGGGCAGGCGAACTGGTGTTGCCACTATACACACGCTATATGATAATAGGTAAACAATGACAACTAATAACTGGTGGTACAATACTGCCGACACACAGTTAGGAAAATATCAAAGGCAACTCGAAGATGTGGCAGGAACCGCTAGTTTCTGTGTGTTACCTTGGATACATTTTGCCACACGCCCTAACGGAGATATGCGATTGTGCTGTAACTCTAATAGCAGCGGAGCAGGAGTGGATCATGAAATCGGACTAGTTAAGAACGAAAATGGTCGTCCTGCAAATTTTGGTAGTGAGACTCCTATGACAGCATGGAACAATGATTACATGAAGTCGGTTCGAACCACCATGCTAGCCGGAGAAATACCTGCAAGTTGTACCAAATGTTTTCAAGAAGAGAAACTAGGAGTAGTCAGTAAACGCATATGGGAGACAGGCACGTGGCAACAAGAAGGAATTGATATTCCTGAACTAATAAAACAAACACAAGCAGACGGTACTGTGCCTGAGAATCTAGTCTATCTGGATTTGCGATTAGGACATACGTGTAATCTTAAATGTGTTATGTGTAGCCCCCACGACAGCAGTCTATGGGTCGCGGATCACAAAAAGATATATCCATTATTTAAACACATTGAATTGAAGAAGCAAATGGATTGGGACAAAAAGTCTTTTAACAACAAGTGGCATGAGAATCCAGACTTCTGGAAAGAGATGTACACACAGATTCCTAACCTCAAGCAGGTATATTTTGCCGGTGGTGAACCGTTGTTGATTAAAGAGCATAAAACATTCTTAGAAGAAATCATACGCCAGGGGTACGCAGACAAAATTCTTGTACGTTACAACACAAACGGATTATTAGTAAACGATGAGATTATCGATTTGTGGAAAAAATTCAAGAAAGTCAAAGTTGGCTTCAGTATCGATGCTGTGGACGAACGTAACTGGTACATTCGGTATCCTAGTGATTGGAATACTATTGTGCAAAATTTGCACAAACTAGATAATACTCCCGATAACATTCAAGTTAGCATTGCTACAGCTATTCAAATACTAAACATTAAGAACTTGCCAGAGCTTGCCAAATGGAAGGTTAAACAAAACTTTAAAAAAGTAAACTTTGAAAATGTAACAGGTGGTATACAAGCAGGCGGTGGCATAATCAACATGCACCTGTTATATATTCCCACTTTCCTTAGTATCAAATGCCTGCCACAAGAAGACAAGGAAGCTGTTAGACAGTCATTTGCTGAACTTGCCACTTGGTTGTACGAGAATTATAGACAAGATACAGATTATTGGAAAGACAATCCCTACGGCTGGAAACGTTGGCAGGCAATTTTAGATTTTATGAACGGTGAAGATCACTCTCATCTCCTATCAGCTTTTCAAGAATATGTTACTACCATGGACAAAACTCGTAATACAGATTTTAAAACTACATTTCCAGAACTAGGCCATTTGTTATGAAACCTATCAAAATTGTGTCAACTCAAAAACCCAATGTTTTAATGATAAGATGGGATCCAAATAATGTTTGTAATTATAAATGTCAGTATTGCTGGCCTAGTAGTAATGCAGGAGACTATCACAGCCCATTGGATTTAGATCTTATAATAAGAAACGTCAATCATCTTATTAAAATGTATGTCCTTAAACAAGGTATAACAAAAATACATCTTTGTTTAGCAGGTGGTGAACCTACTCTATGGAAAGATCTTGGCAAATTTATAGACGAAATTAAAAAAGAAAATGATATCTATTTCACTATTATTAGCAATGGTTCTAGAACACTACGATGGTGGGAAGAATACGGTCATCTAATAGATAATGCACATTTATCTTATCACATTGCCCAAGCTGATCCTGATCATATGATTGCTGTTGCAGATACGTTATTTAAGTATAATAAAAAAGTAACTGTAAAAATAATGATGGATAGAAAGCATTGGCAAACTGGGTTAGATATAATTAATTACATGAAAAAGAAAAGTAAGTACTCGTGGTTTATTATGACCTGTGAAGTTATTGAAGAAAATATAGTTAACTTACAAAATATAAAAATTATTAATGCTGATGATATACAATTAACAAAGATTCAGAAACTCTTTTTAAAAAATCCTTTAAAAAGAATTCCTAATATATTATGGCTATGGAAAAATAGAAAATTAATATTTGAAGGGCAAGTAAGATTGTATGAAAGTGTGGCTCATTTTGAAAATGGCAAAACTGTAAAGTCAAAGTCTAATACCTATATTAATAATAACTGGAATACCTTTGAAGGTTGGAGTTGTGACATAGGATTAAACAATGTGTACATTGGGTGGAATGGAGACATCAAGGGTGCTTGTGATCAAACAATTTATGGACTCGATCATCGTTCTAATATTTTAGATACAAATTTTGTAGCTAAATTCGATCCAGATTTTAAGCCGTCTGTTTGTTCAAAAAAGAACTGTGTATGCTCTCCAGAGACACATGTTTCAAAGTTTAAACTTAGTTAATGGAATGTCTGCTGCACAAGTACACGCATCTCTTGTACATATTATAGACTCTGAAGGGATAACAAATGTACCAGTGTAGATATTACCTAAGCTACCACCAACTCGACACGTAGCGCGATGCACTTCGCCGTCCCAGTTGATCATTAGACTTTCGATTCCTGCGTTACATTTCCAGTCTTTGAAGTTGTTCTTATGCAATTTAATAACATCGTTGGCATGAATAATTTCTTTGTCATCTATTCTACAATTAGGTTTGGCGGTTGCATCCCGGGCAACGATCCATTCTAAGTCTTTACCGTCATAGCGCATATCGTCAAAAACATTATGATCGCCTTCGGTCCATCGTATTCTACGAATGGCATATTTGATCCCAATCTCATCAAACTTTTTAACAACAACTTTTACATTGTGGATATATTCGTGATGAGCCATTACATTAACAAAGAAATCTTTTTCGGTGCTATCATAGAATTTTAAAATTGTATCAAATATTCTAGTCCAATCTTGTTCAAAGTGTAAACTAAACACGAGATGATTAAAATACATTTCATTATCTAAATACCAGCGATAACCACGTGTGCCGTTGGTAGTCAGATTGACCCAAAATATGTCTTTACGTTTAAAATAATCAAGCAGATCTTCGATGTCTGGATGCACACATGGCTCCCCGCCTGTTAGACTTATACGTAGAGGTTTTCCTATTTGACATAATTTGTCTATAGTTGCTTCTAACGTATTAATGTTTGTATGCGGACTATGATTATCATGTATGCTACTAGGACAATATGTGCAATCATAGTTACAACGCTTGCCAAGATTCCATTCTACTTTAAGCTGATCTTGATGTGGCCAACTGCTGGTTACTTTAAACATCGTACTTCCTTGACTTTATTAAATTTCAGTAAGGTGTCGTTATTAATCGGAGTTAACAAATCTGCTACTGGAATCATTCCTAAGTTTAAATTAGTAAAATTAAATTTCCTAGTTTTTATCCAGCTTTGAAGTAATGTCATTCGGGCAAGATGATATATTAAAGGAGTACTAGCGCCAAACTTTATCATGAAATCTGCACTATAATGTGTTTGTGGCCTAACAGTTCCTACGTCATCATTGTCTTTGAACACATCTAAGACTGTTTTTCCTACTTGGCAATAATTAATGTAAACAGCACCACGTTGCCATTTGCATGTGAAATAATCTATGTCAGATTGATTTAATTCAAATCTAGGTCTGTTTTTAAAAGTAACGACAATCGTTGGATGCTTGGTTTGTGTTCTAACAAATGATTCTAATTTATGAATCAACACATTAAATTCGCATACAGAGTTTTTAACATGCTCGGGGGCAGAATTGTACCATGGCGTTCCGGTAACGACTTCTCCTCGCAAGTTTTCAAAAAATGTATGGAGGTAATTAAATTCTTTCTGTGTAGAACTTGGTGACACAGTGCAATTTATTATGTTATCGTATTGATTAATGATACCAATATGATAATTTAAATCGTCTATGTAGTTGTGTTCGCCCCAATTTGATAATCGATGATCTTCTAGTATTTCATAGTTCTGAGACAATTCGTTAAACCATCGTTCGGCTATGCTGGTATTCCTAACTTTAAAAGTTAATGCCAACTCCTCTAATCCGTTTGCTAACACAACATTAAACATATTTTTTAAACTCCGGATTGGTATCCTCAAACTTTTGATTACGAGTAACATCTAATAACTTGTTAAATTTTACAAAGTCATTCCATAGATGGCTCTGATCCGTGGCTCTTAAATAATTTATATTGTTTTTAATTTGTTGCTGTGTTATTTTTTCTAATATTGGATATTTTTTAATATTGTCGAAATTTGGAACTCGTAAACTAACTTCTTCTAATCGTGCAATTGCTAGTTCTTTTAATTCAACGGGTAACACCTGTACCGACAAACAGTTGGGATATCCAACTCTGTGACTATAAAATACAATATTCATCTTATTGATAAAATAATCAACACAGTCAGCCGCTTGCAAAATATTGCCAGCCTGTGCAGTAAATGCTCCAACTACTCTACTGACATTTGGGATTGTTTGTATTTCTTTAATATTTCGTTCAACTTCATCAAAGTTACTGTTAGTGCGAATGTAATTGTAAACATCGTGAATGCCGTCCAAGCTGACGTTGACGGCAACGCTTCTAAAATGAGGCCAATAATCATGTATGGTTCGTCCGTTGCTGATGCCAAGGGTCGTGCCGTTTGTGGCATATTTAATTTCAATGTTCTTACCATAGGGTTTTAACATATCAAGTATTTTGTAATGCTGTGGATCCATTAAGGGTTCGCCACCAGCAAACTCTACACGTTTAAAGTGTGGTAATAGTTTTTCAAAGCTAGACCACCAATTATCGGAGTCGTCGAACTCGCCGATATACTTTCCTGGCTTGTCTACAAGTTCTGTAATAGTGTGTACTAGAAAGTTATTTTCTTTCTTGTAAAACGGTGTGACTTTATCCCAGTCAGTCCAGTTAGTGCTGTCTAGCGGGTTACACATGCGGCACTTTAAATTACACAAGTTGTTAAGTTTGATTTCCATTGTGGGAAATTCAAACGGCATTATCTCTTGAAGCAGTGTATCGGGATACAAGTTAATTCGTGCTTCTGGAATAATGCCATTGATATGGCGCTGACGCAAACTTTCAACACCTTGATCTTCTAAGTCAAAGCAGGGTTTACAAACTTCAGGACGTTCTCCGCATAATACCTGTTTACGAACAAGCTGCATCGTGTCGTTGTTCCATATTTCTTCTAATGTATTTTTTTGTATAAATCCAACAGGCGCACTACGACAGCAGACTTTAACTGCGCCGTCTTCTCGTGTTGCTAATCCTGTAAAAGGATGCATACAAAATGTTTTACTTGTTTTGTTCAACAGCCCACTCCCTTTCTTTACACCAGAAACATTCGCCGCACGTTGGAACATACTGTCCAGGCTTATAACTTTTATAGTCTATACCTTCGAACTCGCCTTCACAACTGCGAGTTATATTAAACAGATCCATCAAGTCTAATTCTTTGTAAGTTTTTACAATTTCAGATTTTTCTATAAATCTAAATGGATGAAAAACTTTGCGGCCCATGTGAGTCATCTCTGTCAAATGCTTGTTTTCTTCTGTCGGATCTATGTCGCGTTCACGCATACCGCTAAATTCCACCGACCTAGGATTACGTGTTACGCCGTTGTAAAATGCATCTATGTTATACTTAAAGCAAACATATTCCGCATAGGCTCTTTGTTGTATATTATCTCCGCTGACAAATTTATTGTACTCGTCGGGTATACTAGCACCTATGTTACCATACTCGATATCAGGTGCTATAAAACTAACATGCCGGACCAGACGTACCTTTGGAAATTTTACACTTAACCAATCAAAAACTCGTTTACTATCTTCCTGTTGCCACGGCCTAGTTTTCCACATTCTAGTATGGCTAATGATGTGTATTAGAAAGTCGGTCGGTGCTTGGTTACAAATTAAGTAGGTTAATAGCGCACTATCTGCCCCGCCACTTAGGCTAACGGCAACGCTTTTCCAATTTTGATCAAAGGGTATCTGCATGAAATATTTAGTGTGTAATAGTAGCATATAAATATTCTTATGCTATCTCCAACTAACTATACAGTCAACATATCTTTGTTTCAAGAGGCATGCAACCAATTGCCTACAGGCACAATGAAAACAATTATTAATCAACCTACTGGTAATTTTTTCTATGACCATTGGATTTTGAAAGACGAATATAAAGGCACAGTTTGGGAAACTCTATATAATTCACTGCCTGTAACTAAAGGAGAAGCTAGAATTATTATCCTGGATCCAGCTCATTGTTACCAGACCCACGCAGATATCGACGATCGATATCACCTTAATATACAAGGTGAAGCATGCTATCTTATGGATTTAATTAGAGAACAAATGTTTCTCTTAGAACAAGATGGTATCTGGTACGATATGGACGCAGGCTTTTTACACACTGCTACCAATTTTGGTAGATGTGCTAGAGTGCAGCTAGTGGTTAGAAAATTATTAAAAAATAACAAATTAAAAAACCCAGTAGAAATAACACTGTCTACAACGATAACAAATACCGATGATGCTAGATTTGTGTTTGACAACACACTGAGCCCTTGGTTCAACGAAGCAAATAAATTAGGTTTTATAAATGGCTTTAGCCATTCTCCTATCTCGATAAAATTTAATATTGAACAAGATAAAATAGATTCATTTAGACGCATGTTGCCAACAGAATTTAAAATTATATGAATCATGTATTATTCTTTTCATTAACAGGAAAACGTTGGGAACGCACACTCTGGTCGCACCGAGTAGCTACGTTTTTAAGGATGAATGACTGGGATGCCGAAGTAGTAGATTTCACAGCGTTTTGGCAATTAGAACAACTGCAAGAGTTCGTACGTTCTAGAGCAACAGATAACACTGTTATGTTCTGTTTTGGTACAGCATTTTTAAATCCATGGAGCCCATACTTAAACGAGTTTATCAATTGGCTTAAACTAGAGTACCCAACGATTCCTGTAGTAGTCGGCGGTAACAATGCCATGGTTACTCCTGCTAACAATGTAGACTACTGGGTTGACAGCTATGGCGAAAATGCTATCTTATCATTGTGCAAACATTTGATTGGCGCACTAGGTGCACCGTTGTTAACTGATCCTACGCTCTTTGGCACAAAGAAAGTTATTAGGGGATTACATCATTACCCAAGTGCGCCATTAGACAGCTATCTAGTAGACTACGAAGCACGTGACTTTATGATGCCCTGGGAATGTCCACAGATTGAAACAGCACGTGGTTGTATGTTTAGTTGCAGTTATTGTAACTTTCCTATTATTGGGCAAGCCAAAGATGTTAGTGTAAGTAAAGAAGAATTTAAGAAACAACTTCAGCTAGGCTATGAAAAGTGGGGCATTAAAAATTGGCGTGTTATGGACGAGACATTTAACGACCGTCCTGAGAAATTACAAAAGTACGCAGACGCTGTAGATGAACTAGGATACAATCCTTGGATATGCGGATTTGCCCGTGGTGACTTGGTAGTTAAACATCGTGAACATTGGGACACTTATATCCGTTTAGGGTTCCTTGGTCATAGTATGGGAATCGAGACCTTTAATCATGAAGCAGGCAAACTTGTGCGTAAGGGAATGGATCCTGATAAGTTGCAACAAGGGTTATTAGACTTTCAATCCTATACTGACATCCATGCCCCAAGACGTTATAGAGCAAATATACAGATGATATGCGGCATCCCAGGAGAGAGTGTTGAGTCTTGGAACCAATCACTAGATTGGCTTAACACTAATTGGACTAGACAAAGCGCCAGCGCACATATTTTAGAAGTTCCTGATTACGATGAAACACTTACAAATCAAAGTCGTTTTACCAAAGAACTTGTGAGTAACGGATTAATTAAATTGGAAGCCAGACAAAATCCAGGATACGAAGTATCCAAGGATAGCGGCGGTAATGTTATATTCAAATCCACAACTCCTAGAGGTGGTGGAGTCGGCAGTACTAGAAACGATGTAGTTATTTGGAAGCATAATAACATGGATTGGCATCAAGCAGAGTCTCTAGTACAGAAATTTTATTCTAGTGAGGGATTCGTTGGATTAAGAGGATGTAACCCATTCCTTTCAGACAGACTCTTTGCGTATCACGAAACAAGCGTGTACGAAGAAATTTACGACTACAAAGTAACCGATATAAACACATCGGATAAAAAGTTTAAGGATCAAGTGCAAAGCTATATTAATAAAAAATTAAATTGGAGTAAACTGTGATAGACACTAGTAGTTGGAAATATTACTACAAACTAAATCCTGATGGAACTCCTAACAGTTCAAACTTGTTGTATTCTCCCACAGTAAATGCAGAACAGACCATGATGTGTATGCATTACTGTACAGATACCAAGTACAGACAACACGAGGGTGTATCTACAATAGACAACGATTTACTTCAATGGTTTTTTGAACGCGAAGTAAAGTTTTTGAATGATTTATCACATCTGAAAACAACTCCAGACGTATACGAAGTAGATTTCGATAATAGAAAAATCTTTATTGAATGGAATAAAGAAACACTATCACAAGTACTATTCAATAAGGATAGAAGCTTAGACAAAGAACTGCCAGACTGGCGGCAGCAGATTAAAGATTTTTTAGTTACTACCAAAGAAAATAATTTTTATAAGATGGCAATGTATCCGCATTGTTTTTATATTTCAAAAGATAATGTATTAAAGACTATCGACTTTTATTCTGTAGTTCCGTACAGTGAGCGATTTATAGAAAGAAAAATAATCGAAGGCATCATAGGAAAAGACGGTGCATATCGATTTGACGAGTCAACTGATAACGGTTATATTGATTTTAAAAAGTTTTTTGAAATCACAGTAACACAACACTTAACTAGATATTGGCCTGACTCTCCGTTTGCGGAAATATTCAAAGAGTTATATCATGATTAATTGGGATAACATTATAAGAAATTTAACCGATGGAAAAGTAGTTACTGTTGATCCTGCACGTTGGAAAATGGACAATCCGGCATACAAAGAAATGTTAAACTTGTGGAAATCTAAAAACTTTAACACTGCCAGTGTTAAGTGGACAAACTACTATGACACTAAAGAAGTAGAAATTGCAATAGCTAAAGAATTAAACATTACAGCATTACGCAGCTGGATCAGTTGTGTGGAGCCTGGATACATGACTGGATATCATTATGACATCGATGATAACGAACAGGAATACTTAAAGAACGGTGCATTAAAACGTTACACTATATTTGTTAGTAAACCCGATGTCGGTCATGTTTTTATACTAGGTAAAGATTACTATTTCAATCAGCTTCAAGGCACAATGCTTAAATGGGAACACCACAGAGATTGGCACAACGGCATCAATGGCGGATTAGAAAATAAGTATATGTTTCACATTATAGGTTACTAAAATGTTTTCTTTTGAACAGTTACGCACAGTGCAAGTTGAAATAACCAATAGATGTCAAGCTAGTTGCCCTATGTGTCTTAGAAACATACACGGTGGAATAGATAATCCCAATTTAATTTTAACTGATTGGACCTTAGAAAGATTTCAGAATACATTTACTGAAGAGGTTTTAAATCAAATAAATTGTATTAACTTTTGTGGCGATTACGGTGATCCTATTATAAACTCCGATTTATTAGAAATGTGTCGATATGCAGGTGCAAAGAAATCTGGTTTAGAAATTTTGATTAATACCAACGGTTCTGCACAAACTACGCACTGGTGGAAATCGTTAGCTAGTGTTCTGCCAATAAATCATAGAGTGGTATTTGCACTAGACGGATTAGCGGATACTCATAGCATTTATCGAATTGGAACTAACTATAACACTATCATAAAAAATGCCAAGGCTTTTATAGATGCCGGTGGCAATGCAGAATGGGTTTTTATAAGGTTTAAGCATAATGAACATCAAGTGGATGAAGCAAGGAGCATATCATCGGAACTAGGCTTTTCAAAATTTTCTACAAAAGACAGTAAAAGATTTGGTAAAAAATTTCCAGTACTTGATAGAAAAGGCTCCATTGACTACTACATAGAACCCCCCACTGGGAATAATATCAAGCCTGTGGAGTTTTTAGATTTAAAAAATTATAAAGAATGGAAAACTGATATCAGTTGTTTTGCTGTTGACTCTAAAGAACTCTATATAGATGCTAACGGATATCTAATGCCTTGCTGTATAATAGGATCTTTTTTGTATGCTAATTACGATGTTGAGCTTTATCGTAAGTATGGTGTTATAGACGAAACTAGTATTACTAGTATTGCTAGAGAAGTTCAATTGGAAGTTTTTTCTATTGTTCAAGAGCTCGGCGGCCTAGATGCGTTAGATTCAAAAAAACATTCTATTGAAGAAATTATGAAAACTGATCTGTGGCAAAACTTGATTCGTTATAAATGGGGTGATCACACATCGTCGACGTGTAAAATACTCTGCAGTAACAACGGACCGTTTATTAAAATTAGTGAACAGCTTAATCGTACATCGTAATCTGTAATGTGTATCTTGTGTTGTATCCGATATTAGCAGGGCCGTGTACAGTCATAGGATTGCTCCACTCATACATATCCCCTGCTTTATAATTAGATATATAGGTATCATCATACACAAATATATGTCCAGGTTCCCAATCTTGTAAAAACATTGTATAACGTACAAAATTTGTAACTTCAGTTAGTTGTGGATCTATATGCATTGCCTGAAACTCTCCAGGATATAACATAACAAACCACCAGTTGACCTTGGACCGTTGCTCGGGTACATGCGGTAACGTAAATTTAAAATCCTGCATTTCTTTAGATTTGAGATTCATCTGATGAAAGAAATGTGTATTCTTTGAATATCCCGGTCTAGCCATTTCTGTAAATTTTTCTAAAATAGCATTACCTTGCCATCTGTCAGGTTGCCATACCGGAGTCTTATCTCCCTTACATTTAGTTAAGTGTTCTAATATTTTTTGATCTGTAATCCAGTGTTTGTAGTTATCTATATAATTCATTAAAATATTTCCGAGCGTTCGATACATTCTTTCCAAGTTATCGACAGTGTTTCGTTTTTTATTCTTTTAAATTTTAATATTGCTTTTCCTCGTTGAAAAAACCCGTATTCAGATGACCACTTTTGTTTGACCCGTTCGTATGTTTCGAGAGACATTTGGAATCCCAATCTTGTCATGATTGCATCATACATTCCTATACTAGGAATGGCCCAAATAGGTTTTCCCGGACAATCAATATATTCCACAAATTGTGATTTATACTCTATATTATATTTTGTCTTTTCAATCAATTCCAGTATTTGATTAGTGGGATTATTTTTTTCAAGTTCTGTCAACAAATCATATGCAACAATATTGATTGGAACGTTAACTTCTAATATAATGTGTTCAGCAGTTTTAGATAACTTTTGTAAAATAGAAACTTGATTCGGCGAACCTTCTAACGTTCTCGATATAATTGCCATATCAAACGATATCTGTTTGCTAATACACTCATTTAAGTAATCTTCTAAGTCCATATGAAAAAATCTAATATTCGAAGATGTATTTTCAGTTATAGATCTGTGATAAGCCAGGGGATCTAGTTCAACACCGACATATTCTTTAACACCGTAATCTATACAATATGTACCTAACCATCCAAATTGACTTCCTAGATCTAGAATTGTTTTGTCTTTAATATCAGAAGGAGGTATCCATTCTTGATATATTTCTTTATAATGTTCTTTAAAAAAATCATTCATTTTAATATTCCGTTAAGTGATTTATTCCGAGCGTGTTACGGAATGTGTGGGTAAATTTTCCATCAATACGTAGACCATAGCTCTGTTCCATGATACGCTCTCCACCATGCCAGTCAACATCATTCCACCAAGCCGCTCTGGTGTTTAAGTATGTCTTGTCTTTAGTTTCTGGATCCCACAAGTAAAAAGCTTTCTTTGTGTTAGGACGTATGTGTATAAATTCGTTACGATGAGGCTTAACTACATTAATGCCATTTTTAGCATCCAAGTCTCGATGTTCAAACGGGATGCCATCTGCTTCGCAATGAAAGAATATAACACGACCGATGTCTTCAAACACTGTGCCTACCATATCCTCAACCCACTTAACTACATTAGGAAAATATTCAGCTTCTGGAGTTAGTTTACGTGCTGCTGTTCTATCATCCCAGGATCCTTCTTCCCACAGGTAATAGTAAATGTATGGATCATATGCCCCCATAGCCATTTTTAAAAAACGGGTGAACACGTTCCGTTCTTGAAAGTTCTTAAAATTCTTAGGCATCAGTGCTAGGCCTGCTTGTTTAAGAGGACTGTCTGGTAATGCTTTAAATTCTTCCATTGCTTGATATATAGGTTTCCAATGCGGCTTATAACTCATATCGTCAAAGGTAAAACCTGGTGCCATCCATGTACCTTCTTTGGCATAGTGTCTTGCCACAGCAAATCCTGTTAATATTTCAGGCTGTAGTCGATCAAATTGATCCATATCTAAGTATGGAGTCATATCAAAATAAGGTTTATTATTAATCCCGTGCATCGTATTTCCTTTGATATTTTTCTGGTACTGTATCGTATAACGGTAAATTTTTATTCACAGCACCGTCACGCAAAATAACCTGATGAACAAGTGGTGATACAGGCTTACCGGGCAACATGTCAGCCCATGACTCAGTTTGCGCCTCTTCAAGATCGATAGTCCTTACATCAGGCCACTGGATTATTTTAACTAGTATGCCATTAATACGTAAAGGATAATGAACTTTAATACCGTACTGTTGATCGTATTCGTGTGTCCATCCTTTCTTATCACATATATCCTTTACCATTTGTATCAACTGTGACAGGTATATTTTTTCCTCACCGGGATGTCTACCGATATCTGTGCCAACTCGTATTCTGTACTGATCGCAGATCCTTGTTCCAAACTCTTGTATTTCTTGTAAACAATATTCGAGCTGGCTTACAGTTTCAAGGGTATAACTTACATTCTTAATTTTCATACCTAGTGTTAAACAATTTTCAATACCTTCAATTTGTTTTTTTCTAACAGTGTGTCCTTGGTAATCTGGATGATTTAATCCAATAGTCCATAACACATTTTTCATATCTGCAAATTGTTTAGCGTAATTGTAGTCTGATAGATATACTCCGTTTGTTAATATCATAATACTACGAGGTAATCCTGGTAGCGATTGAATAGCACTACACAGTTCTGGAAGATCCTTTCTCACTGTAGGTTCCGCACCCATTAACGCAACATTGTATCCGTCGTCATCCCACGATTTAACTATTTCAAGAATCTGTTCTATGCTAGGATCCTTGCTCATGTTATCTGGGATTTGATAACAATGTGGACAATTCAAATTACACCTGTTTGTAATATCTAAACAATATGTTGTATTGCCGGGCGTTGGATGCTTGTAGTTAATATAAAACTCAGCATTAGGTTCTACTAAGTACTCACTTTCGCCATGCCATTTACATTTCTTACTCAACCATATAGCATTGTCTCTTTCAAAAAGAACAGCTGGAACATGTCTATAGCAATGCTCGCATATAGATGTTGTATCGTGTATTTTATTCATGTCTATATTTTTCAGGTACTGTATCTAACAACATCTGTCCTCGATTAACTGCTTGATCTCGTAATATAACTTGATGCAGTAACGGGCTCATAGGCTTACCAGGCACAATACTGGCCCATGATTCGCTTTGTACTTCTTCGAGATCAATGGTACGTACATCACACCATTTAATAAATTTATGTTCAATTCCGTTTATGCGCACAGCATAATGTGTACGATTACCGCCAACATCGTCGGGGTCCCATGACCAATTATTATCTTTACAAAACTGTTCAGCATCAGCTACTAATTCTGACAAATACAACTCTTTAAAGTCGCCTTCCGGAACACGGCCGATCTCAACGCCTAACTGTATTCTAGCATTAATCTTAAACTTCTGTACTTCATGCATCACATCGGCTAACTGTTCTAAGTTGGCCAGCGTATAAGTCAAGGTCTTTACATCT